AGAGCTGCTGCAGGTGCTGTTACAGGCGGTATTGTAGGCGGTACTATAGGTGCTTTTACGGGTCCTGGTGCTATCGTTACAGGAACTGTAGGGGCTATTGGCGGAGCTGTGTCAGGACTGCTTGAAGCAGGTGCTGAAGATTTAGGCTTTGGTGCTGGCACACAATTCTTAGCAGGTATGGTCACTCCTGGCGCAGGATTGTCTACTAAAGTAGGACAAATGATTGAAAAGAAAGCAGCAGAAAATACTGCTCGCTTTGCTGGCATGGCTGCTAAACAACTTACAGGTATTCCTGGTATCGGTACTGTAGTTAAAAAAGGTGCTGAGTTTTTAGAAAGTAAAAAACCTGTTAACGTTGGTGCTATTGAAGATGTATTAGGCATTGAAGGTAAAGCAGCTAAAGTAGCTCAGACTGCAGAAGAGAAATCTGTAGAAGCTACAGCAATGCGTCAAAACATTGCTTCTAGATTTGAAAAAACTACTGGTGCTAAGATTCCTGAAGGAACAGATGCTGAGAAATATATTTATAATGAAGCTGCTTCCGCTATTAATAAAGCTGAAGAACCTTTTGTAGGCAGTTCTTTCTTTAATCGTGCAGCTACTATTGAAGGTAAAGTAAATCCTGCTCAAGCTGGTAAATATAAAAAACTATTCCAAGACGCAGATGGTAACCCTCTTCCTGGTGCAGATGTCCTTACTAAGCTAAGAGACTTTAAGTACGGTACTGACCTTTCTTCTAAAACTACTCCAGCAGCTAGAGACTTGCGTTGGGAAGAAGGTTCTAAACTTGAAAAAGAATTTAATGGTTGGTTAATGAAACAACCTGGCTCTAAAGGACAGCCTTGGGAAGCACATGCTCGTGGTGCTTTTGAACAAGTTGCTATGAACAAAGCTAAAGACGCTCTTCCATCGTTATTTGAAGATGTTGTTAAAGCAGAAGGTACTACAGAACTTAAAGCTGCTGCAGGTGCTTTGGAAAGACAAGTTTGGAACTTAAGCAAAACTCCTGAAGGTCAGAATATGTTCTTGACACAACTTACTGGCAATCTAAAAAACATTCCTGCTAAAGAAGCTCGTGTTCTTTGGAATAGAATTGGACCAGAAGTAGAAAAGCGTATTGTTACCGACCCTAAGAAATTTAAACAGATTTCTGATGTGATGAATAGTGCTGAGACTCCTCAAGATATTAATAGAGCCGTTCGTTTAATTAATGGTATTATTACTGCTGGTGCTATTGCAGGTATGAGAAACTTATGAAGATTTTAATTATCGACCCATCAGGCTGCGGTTGCGGTCTTTCCTTTGGACTACGAAGTCAAGAAGCTGGGCATGAAGTTAAGTTATTCTTACGTCATAACAAAGATGGTTCACGTGCTGAAGTAGGTGATGGTGGTCTAATTAAACGAGTTAGCTCGTGGGAAGACCACATGAAGTGGGCTGACTTAATCTTTGTTACAGATAACATTTATTATATTTATGGTCTAGAGCGTTATCGTGACCAAGGTTATCCCATCTTTGGTGCAAACCTAGAAGGTACTCGTTGGGAACAAGAGCGTGACTACGGTGAAAAGATTCTTAACAAAGCTGGTATTGAAACCATTTTTAGTCAAACCTTTGACAACTATGACGATGCTATTGCATACGTCAAAGAGAACCCACGTCGCTTTGTGTCTAAGCCGATTGGTGATGGAGACAAGACTTTATCCTATGTAGCTAAGTCTGCTGCTGACATGCTATACATGTTGACTCGCTGGAAGAAAAAGAACTCATTCAAAGGTAAGTTTATTCTTCAAGAGTTCCGTCCAGGTATCGAGTTTGGCGTAGGTGGCTGGTTCGGTGCTGGTGGTTTTTCTAAGAACTTTTGTGAGTCTTGGGAACACAAGAAGCTCATGGATGGTGAACTTGGTGTTACTACCGGTGAGCAAGGTACTATTGTTCGCTACACCAAAGAATCTAAACTAGCTGACCAGATGCTCAAGCCATTAGAAGACATGCTTCATGGTATTGGCTACACAGGCTACATTGACGTTAACTGCATTATTGATAAGAATGGTAAAGCATGGCCTTTAGAGTTTACTACTCGTCCAGGTTGGCCTTTGTTTAACATTCAGATGTCTTTGCACAAGGGCGACCCTGCTCAGTGGATGCTTGACATGATTGATGGTAAAGATACTTTAAAGACTTTAGACAAGATTGCTTGTGGTGTTGTTGTAACAATTCCTGACTATCCATTTAGCCATATTACTAAGAAGGAAAACTCTGGTTATCCTATCTGGGGCTTGACAATGGAAGATGCTATCAATGACGTACATCTTTGTGAAGTGCAGTGGGGCAAAGGTCCTGCAATGGTTGACGGAGAACTCAAAGAGAATGTCCCTATGTTTGTAACTGCTGGCGACTATGTCTGCACAATAGTAGGACTAGGTGACTCTATTGAGAAAGCTCGTGAGTCAGTCTACGGCAAGATTAAAAAGAAGATTGAGATTCCAAATAGTATTGCTTATCGTACAGACATTGGTGAAAAAGTACAAAAGTGCTTAGATGACTTACAAGACTGTGGTTATGCTACTGAAGTTGAGGACGGAAGATAATGGCTAATACTTTACCTCCAATCCCACAAGATAAAATTAGTGAAGTACAGAGCTGGCGTGATTGGTTTCGTAACTTAGGAAACTACATACAACAAGCACAAAATGGCAATATTGTAACTCCTATTATTGCAGGCGGTACTGGAGCTAATAACGCTGCAGGAGCTAGACAAAACTTAGGTCTAGGTACTATTGCTGTACAAAACGCTGACAACGTAGCTATTACTGGGGGTACTCTTACTGGTGTAAGTGTATCAGGAACTATTGTACCTACTAGCGGCATTACTAGAACTATTACTACTGCTAAGTTAACTACAGGTGGTACTAACGGCAGCATGACTTTTACTAACGGTATTTTAACTGCATCAACTCAGGCAACATAATGAAAACTTCTGACAAAGGTATTGACCAAATTAAATCTTTTGAGGGCTTCAGAGCGATGCCCTATCAAGATATTGTAGGTAAGTGGACTGTAGGTTACGGTCACTTAATGGTAGCTGGTGATGGCTGTGTTGAAGGCTCTCCTATTACTATGGGACAGGCTACAGAGCTTTTGCGTAAAGACTTACACACTGCTGAAGAGGCTGTTAATGCTTGCGGTGTAGAACTAGAACAGAACGAGTTTGATGCTCTTGTGTCCTTTGTGTACAACTTAGGAGTAGGTGCTTTCCAGCGTTCAACACTATTAAAACTTATTAAGTCTGGCAATAAACTAGCTGCTTCAGGAGAGTTTCCTAAGTGGTCTATGGCAGGCGGTAAAGAAGTACCAGGTATTCTTAAACGCAGACATGCTGAGCAGGACTGCTTTCTTCATTCAACTTACGTAGGATAAATCATGCCATTAAAAACTGGAAGTTCTAAAAAGACTGTTTCTTCTAACATCAAAACTGAGATGGCTGCTGGTAAGCCACAAAAGCAAGCCGTAGCTATTGCTTTATCTAAAGCTGGTAAAGCTAAGATTAAAAGCAAGATTGCCACTAAAAAGAAAATGAAGTAATGAGACGTAAGCTTCCTGGAATGTTTCGTTCAAGGACTATGTGGTTCTCAGGACTGCTGTTTTTGCTCGGAGCTATCTCAGATAATTCTTCATACATTCAAGATTTACTAGACCCTAAAGTTTATAGCGTATCTATGTTTGTTATAGGTATTGTTATTAGTTATCTGAGAGCTACAACTACTAAACCTTTGGAAGACAGATAATGTTTCCTTTATCTATATTTACTTATGTCAAAATTGGAGTGGCTGCTTTACTTTTACTCGGGGCTTTTGCTTCTGGTTGGCATATACGCAATCGTGATTTTATGGATTACAAACAAGAGGTCAATAACGCTGCTAAGGCACAAGAAGCCCATGTCGAATCAATCACAAAACAACAAGAGTTAGTTACAAAAGGAATTCAAGATGAATATGATGCGAAGCTTAATGCTATTAGGAATTATTATAAGTCTACAAGCGTGTGGAACAACGGCAGTAGCAGTAAAGTGTCAGGACTTTCCACAGCCCCCAGCGTCGCTGATGTTATCTCCTCCTACAATGTTCTTGCTGGACAATGTGCAGAAACAACAGCCCAAGTAGTAGAATTACAGAAGTGGATTAATGAACAAGTAGGTATCAAATAATGGATACTTTAGACATTCTTGCAAAGATATGGCCTCTATTATTAGCGTTTGTTTCACTAGTTATAGTGCTTGCTAAAACAGATAATAGAGTTGCTGTTTTAGAAGAAAAAGTAAAAGTATTGTTTGAGCTTTGGAATAAAAATAAATGAATAAAGAACAACTATCTGCTTATGTCACCCTTCTCGCTACTGTCACTCTTACTGTTATTCTTTTGTCTATGGTTGTTGTGTTACTTATGGGTTTATTCACTCCCTCTATAGATAATACAGAAATATTTAAAGCTATAACACCTGCTTTTCAAATGATTGTAGGTGCATTCGTAGGACTTGTCGCAGGAATTAAAATTGGAAAGGAAGAATAATGGAAACTAAACCAGGGCTATACGCCAACATCGCAGCAAAGAAAAAACGTATCAAAGAAGGCTCAGGCGAGAAGATGCGTAAAGTAGGTAGCAAAGGTGCTCCTACTGCTAAAGCTTTTAAAGAATCTGCTAAGACTGCAAAAAAGAAATAAGTCAAGACGGCACGAGGGTATTCAAGAATCTAGTGATTTTCCGTCTTTCTAACTAGGGCATCAACGAATTGGCAGGCGAGTTTGTAACCCCTCACCTTAACTTTACAATTAGTAAGCCATAACTTTACAATCATTAGTTTTAACTTTACAATAAAAAAGACCCTCCGAAGAGGGCCATCAAATACAACTACCAAGAAACTATTCTGGATTGCCTTCAGGCTGTAACTCTCTAAACATAGAGACAGTCTGTAGCTCTAACAACTTATCATTAATAGGACGAAGCATTTTCGCTATGTCTTTCCACAAGACCACAAATTGCACTGGGTCCATAGAATCAAAGTCTTCTGCAGCTTCCATACAACGCTTCATAATCAACGGCTGAACTTCATCAGCCATATTAAGCACTTCATTCAAGCGTCGCATCCCTAACATAAAATCTTGTTTTTCAATCATATTTTCCTCACTTAACTGGACAAACACCACCAGCACACTCAAGGTCACCTTCAAAGGAAGCATCTTCCACTTTGGTAATCAATCTTGTACTAGCAACTAAAGCATCATAGGCTTCTTTGGTAATCTCTTCTAATGGAGCCTGTTGGAAACCATGCTCATTGTGAAGCAAGAACGAAAGTGACTTATGATTGTTCTTGTAATTCTTAGCCAAGTACTTCTTAATCTCTGGCAACTCTTCCTTACGGTAATACACAGTACAGCTAACGCTATTGTCTGACCAGTTCTCTTGCAACCACTTAACAGTCTCTAGTTGGTCAATAGCAGTCATCTCAGCAGCAATCTTAG